TATTCACATATAGATAAAAAGATCCAAGAGGTGCGTGGAAACGTAACTACTTGGGCTGATAAGCAGGGCAAGTTTTACCGCCTACGTATGCGGATGAAGAAGACAAAGAACTTCCCGTTCGTAGGATGTTCAAACATTCGTATGCCCACGGCAGAGACCAAGATCAGAAAGATCAAGGCCGCCCTTATAAATATACTATTTGGTATACGCCCAATCGTACAAGCTATACCAACCCCATCTGGTAATCCCCAGGTAGCCCAGAAGCTTGAGAAGTTTTTAGACCATCTGATAATGAACGTAATAAAACTACGTCCAAAAGCCACAGTCGCTATTGACCGTGAGCTTGAAAAAGGTTTCGAAATACTTAAATCATATTACAGGGTCGAAACGACTACAAGACTTGAGGAGTTCTCCCTCTCCGACATCTCAAGTGAAGAGGCCTTAGCGTTCTTCGATCCTGACCGTTCTGAAGATGAGCTAGTCGCTATGCTATCCCAAGTTCTCGAAGTAGACATGAACGAGAAGGTAGCCGAAGACAACGAAATAGAAATGCGTGAGGCAATTAGAAAAGCCCTCAGCGGTCAAGACGAAATAGCTATCAAACTAAAAGACGTTATCTATGATGCTCCCGATGTTGAAGTGATCGACCCCCAAGATTTCTTTGCTCCTACAGATGGTGGGTTCGATGTACAGAAGCTTGAGTTTTGTGGTCATCAGATGATGAAGCCATTGCATGAGATCAAACAGAACGCAATCGGCAAAGGCTGGGACTTGGACGAGATCAAAAACATTGAGTCGTTCAAAGACACCGACCCTAAGACATCGCTTGATGAATCTCAGGCAACAAGAGAAGGCGTAGAAGACCTAAACAACCCCTCCGAACTCGTTAAGATAATCGAGTGGTATGAGTGGTACGATCTAAACGGTGATGGTGAAGTAGAGAAGTGCGTCTTCACAGTAGCCCCTGAATTTAAACGGGTACTCAGAGCAATCTCCCTACCCAACGACCACGGACAATGGCCGTTTGTTAAACTTTACTATGAACTAACTGAAGACCGTTGGTACTCCCATAGAGGCGTAGTTGAAATCCTAGAAGACATCATCAAGGAAATCGACATCCAACATATGCAGAAGCTCGATCAACAGACTATTCGGAACACTCCGATGTTTGTGTATCGTGCCGGCATGGTCAATCCTAACTTAGTTCAGTTTATACCTAACCAGGGAATCCCTGTACACGGTATGAACGATCTTAAAAATACTATCGACATCCTAAACCACAACAACCCGAATGTGGAGATGTCCTACGAAAGAGAGGAACAGATCCTCCTTGGACGTATCGAAGAGTGTATAGGTCAAGTTGACTTCACCCTTCAGTCACAAGTTAATAGGCGTGAACCTAGAACCTTTGGAGAAGTGTCGCTGCAACAGCAAAGTCAGCAAATGGTATTCTCTTTAGATGCCAACTTACATACCGAGGCCTTCTCCAATTTATTTGAAATGATCTATTCGGACTGGAGCCAGTACGGACCAGACGAGTATGAGTTTGAATACTTCAAGGACAAGTGGGAGAAGATCAAACTGAATCGTGAGGAGTTGCAGGGTAGGTACAGAATCGTGGTTCGCGGAAACGACCAGAATACCAACCCACAGGTGAAGCTACAGAAGGCACAGACAATCGTAATGGGGGCAACCAACCCAACAGCGATAAACATGGGTGTCATTACGCCACAGCATCTAGCTAACTCCTACCAACTGCTTTATCAAACGCTTGATGTGGAGAACGCTGAGTCCTACTACAACGCTAACCCACAGCCACCACCCCCACCGCCTAAGCCACCGCTAGTCGAGAAGGTTAACACAAAGTTCGAAGATCTAGCTGAAGGCGAACAAGCACAAGTATTAGTACAGTCTGGCATCAAGCCAGATATCCCAGGCCGCATGGTAGAGAAGTCACAAGAACTACTCACCATAGAACAACAAGGAGCCCAAAAGAATGGCAAAGCGAAGACGAGTCCAAGCACCTAGGAAACCAGTAGTTAAGCCAGTCAAGCAGGAAGAGAAGATATCTGACTTTGAAGAGTTCTTAATCAACAAGATTGATAAGTGCGACAGGATCGTACAGGACTTACAACAGAACAAGGTATGGCTTGAGATTCGTGAGGACTACGAGGCTACAGCAAAGTCCCTCGACATGTCATGGGCATTCGCAGACGGTAGCGACCCAAAGTTTCGACAGGCACAGGCAGCTAAGATGGCTGCTCAAACCTTTATGAACATGCAACAGAACTATGAGCATGATCTAAAGATGGCTAAGAAACAGCTACAAGACCTTAGTTCGCCTAACAAGATTGTTAAGAGAGACTTTGACGAAGAAGGTATCATAGAACCAGAGGGACCGAAGCAAGCTAATGCGTATCATAGTTAGGAGTTACTGATGGCTGGTAAAGACGATTTAAAGTTGTTGGCTTCACATATATACACCAAACTTAAACCAACTGGGGTTAACTCAGATGAGGCGGCAGCCTTGTCAGCGGTAACTATGAACCAGTCGATACGAATTGGATCTATAGGCGAAGCTGTACAAGCTTCAGCAAGTCCTGAGCTAATAGGCATCCTCCAAAAAGATGTTCCTGAGAAAGAACAGGGCAAGTTTAATAAGGTTATCCAGCAAGCTGCGTTAACTTTACGTGGTACAAAGGACATTACTAACGGTGCTATTGAATACTATCCCAAGAAAATGAAAGTGAACAAAGCCCAACTTGTTAAAACCTACGCCACAAAAAACTTCACCTTCTGCAAGCCCAAGTCATCTAAGGGTAGAGTGCAGAAAGTGTCACCGCTTGTTGTTTAAGTTAAACGAAGCGCATTCTCATAAGGGCATTGAAATTAAGTGCCACAGATGTAGAGAAATAAACAGTTTTTAACTTTAGGGGAATGACCCCCGTACCCAAAGACCTGAGGGTTAGAAGGTCAAAAGGATTAAAACATGCCTCCAGAAGAGCAGGCCGTGAACGATGCTGAGAATACGGCTCCAGCAGAAGAAACCGTGAAGGAACAACCTGTAGAGGAAACTACAACTGAGAACACGGTGCCTCAGGAAACAACCGAACAACCTCAAGAGGAGAGTCAGGAGACTACTCCTACCAAACCACAGAAACAGGAACTACCGTTAGATCATGAACTTTATGATTCCTCTGGTAGGCTTTGGAAAAATGTTGCTGTGGAGCTTAAGCGTAAGCAGGACGATTATCAAGCCCAATTGCCTAAGCTTGTAGCGGAAGAGGTTGCTAGAATGCAGGAACCGAAACAGAAGCAGTATACAATCGGTGAGTTAGAGAAGTTCGCTCAGGAAAATCCTGAGCATCGTCCTTGGGTTGAGGAAGAAAAAGCTAAGTCCCTTAAGCGAGAAATTGCTCAAGAGATGGACGTTAAGGTTCAAGCTCAAACCAAGTCTCAGCAAGATGAGTTCGTTAAGAAACAAACCTTCGACACAGTGTTGAAGCAGTTTCCTGACATGGCTGTGCGAGACCAACAAGGTAATTTCATTGGGTGGAACAATATGAACCCGATGACGCAAGCTGTAGGAAAGTATATGTCCAACAGTGAACTTGCAAATCGCCCTGATGGTTTAATGATGGCCTCGAAACTTGCTTTTGCCGATCTAGCTTTTCAGAAAGCTCCACAAACTGCCAAACAGATGAAGAGTGTTAAGAGCCAGCTACGCAAAGCTCAAGCACAAACGTTTGTTGAAGGTAGTGGAAAGAAGCCTAGGGCCGTGAGTCCTACTGCTCAAAATCAAGAACGGCTCCGTAGTACAGGTAGTCGTGAAGATGCTGCTTCGGTTATGCGAGAAGTGTTTAAAGCAAAAGGTGTAATCAAGGAGTAATACAATGGCTGGTGAAGCATTTACATATGATGATAATGCAATACGTGAGGATCTATTAAACGTCCTCACCAACTTGTCGCCCAAGAACACGCAGTTAGTCAGTGGTCTTGGAACAGGAAAAGCGGAATCAATGCGCCATGAGTGGTTGATTGATACGTTAGGCTCGGTGAAAGATAACTTCTACGTAGAAGGTGTTGATGCCTCCTATGCAGACAGATCCGATCCTACAAGGTTGGTTAACTATACGCAGATTTTCCGTGTGGCTTATAACGTCACGGACACAGAGCGTTCAGTTAATACGGCTGCATTCAACGATAGATATGCCTACGAGGCAACCAAAGCTATGTCAGAGATGAAGAACGACATGGAGTTCGCAGTAATGCGTGCGTCCATTGCTTGCGGTTCTGGTTCTGCTGGCCGTCGGATGAGAGGTATCAAGAACTCGCTTTCTCTTGTTACTTCGCAGTCAGGTATTTCACTGACTGAGACCATTCTAAACGACTATTTCCAGCTCGTTTGGGACAATACTTCAACAGAAGTTAACGCTGTGTACGGCGATATGTACATTAAACGGAAAATCAGTGCGTTTACTGCCGGTTCTACCAAGAATACCGACAATAAAGATAGACGACTGATCAATGCAGTTGATGTGTACGAAGCAGATGCGGCCTCAATGGTCAAGCTATTTTCTCATCGTTACGCTTCAATTAGCGGTACGGATACGAATCACGATGCGATTTGTATCAATGAGGATATGTTCAAGATTGCATATCTCCGTAAACCGTTCACCAGAGAGCTTGCAAAGACTGGTGACTCAACCAAAGGTGAGTGTGTCACAGAGTGTACTCTGCAGGACAATCACTATAACGCCGGAGCGTTGGGATTGCTGCATCTCTAATTAGTATGATGTCGGGGGTAGGGCAACCTGCCCCCAACATTACTGAAAGGCCTTATGCTTATACAAACAAAGAGCCGTGAAACAGCTTACCGAGCTATAATCAACACCTGGCTCAAAGACCAGACCTACTACTGTAACAACTGCGGTAAAGTTTTCGACCGCATGAAACACTCCCCCCTCTGCTGCGAAGAACCCCATATTGGAAAGAACGTAGACCACTGTAAGGGGCTCATAGATCAAAACAAAGAAAGAACCAAATCCAGAGGCAACAAGTTCGCTTCTGTTAAAGATAAGACTATTCGGTGGGGTATCTCCATGCCTATTGGTCTTTTCTATATGATTGACAACTGGAAGAAGGGTCAGGAGAAACCAGGACTCTTCAAAGAGAAGGGTGAACTGCATTGGTTCATGAAGACGTTTAAAGTATTTAGAATCCCAGAAAAGATATAGGAGAAGCTATGAAGCTCAGTCTAGCAATAATCGTTAAGGACGAAGTTAACGAGGTTAAGAGGATACTCAGAGACTACGAACAGTATTTCGACTCAGTAGATATTGCAGTTGATTTTAAACTAGAGGAGTTCGAAGCTCTCAAAAAGAACCACCCCAAGCTGAACGTATATCCATTCACTTGGATCAACGACTTTGCCGCAAAGAGAAACTTCCTCGCCTCCAAGATGGATGCAGACTACTACCTACGCATGGACACAGACGATGACATCATCCACCCCGAGAACATACGTGCGTCAGTAGACCAAGCTGTCAAGGACGACATAGCTATCATATACGCTACCTACGAGTACGCCCATGACGATGACGGGAATGTAATAGCCTCTCACAACAGAGACACAGTTATTAAGAGGTGTAAGAATCTGTTCTGGAATAAGAAGATACATGAGAACGTACTCCCTAGAGACACAGCTAACTACCGTACTCTAGTAGACGAAACGTTCCGTATCAAACACAGGGCAACACAACAAGAGAACCTCGACTCAGCCCTACGTAACATCAAGTATCTAGTTGACGAATACAACGAGGACAAAGACAAAACAGACCCTAGAACCCTAGCGTACTTAGGTAGAAACTTCCTTGCTATAAACGATATAGACAAAGCTATGAAGTTCCTAGTCCTACATATCACACGCTCTGGCTGGGATGAAGATCGTTATATGTCCAGGTGTCAGCTATCCGAATGTCACTTGAAAATAGATGAGGTAGAAGAGGCTAAGTTATGCTGCATGGAAGCTATGCTCGAATGTCCTACCTACCCTGATGCGTATCTAAAGCTTCACGACATCTACTTTGAGCAAGCACGTTGGAAGGAAGCTATCTACTGGGGTGAAGAAGGGCTAAAGAAGAAACAGCCCAAGGGCTCTATGATGATACTAGACCCGTCCTCATACTCATGGAGACCAGCTCTGACCTTGGCTTACTCCTATTTCATGATGGCTGAATATGAGAAGGCTGAGAAGCTCTTTCAATTCGCTAAGAAGATATCACCTAACTTCCCGTTCATTAAAGAAAACTCAAAGATGTTTGAAGAGGCTGTTGGTCATCTTCACTTTGCTGAGCATTTCATATACCTAGCGGCTTATCTTAAGAGCCGAGAGCCTAACAAACTAAAGAAGCTCTTTGAATGCACACCATCGGACATGGAAGACAACGCCTACCTACACAACGCCAGGAACAAGATGCTACCACCTAAAACGTGGGCTAAAGACACCGTAGTGATCTATTGTGGGCCTGTACTGGACGAATGGGCTGATCCCTCTGTAATAACGGGCATAGGAGGCTCTGAGGAGGCCGTAATCTACCTGTCTAGGGAGTTAACTAGCCTAGGCAAAGATGTGACCGTATACAACGGCTGTGGGCTCATGGAGGGCGAATACAATGGGGTTAAGTACATTAACTACCAGAAGTTCAACCCTAAAGACCTATTTGACACCCTTATCTCATGGAGGACATCAATCTTTGGCTACCCAATTAAGGGCAGACGTAAGCTTGTTTGGTTCCATGACGTATTCCCTACCAAGGGACTACCAGAGGCTCACATTAAGAACATAGACAAGGCGATCGTCTTATCCGAGTTCCACAAGACCCTTCTACCTGACTACGTACCAGAGGACAAGATATTCGTATCCTCCAATGGTATCAATCCAGTAGACTTTAAAGACTACGGAATCGCTAGACAACAGCACAGATGCATCTACGCCTCGTCATACGACAGGGGCTTAGAACAACTGCTGGGTATCTGGCCTACAATCAGAGAAGCAGTACCTACCGCAGAGCTACACATATACTACGGTTGGAACAACATCGACAAGCTAATCAAGTCTGGGGACTACCATCTCCTTGAGTTCAAGAACAAGATGATGAAGTTGCTAGATCAGAACGGTGTACATGAGCATGGCCGTGTAGGACACAAGGCTTTGATTAAGCAGTATCAAGCTGCCGACATCTACGCTTACTTCTGTTCTGACGAGGAGATCAGTTGCATATCAGCCATGAAGGCTCAGATGTGCGGAACCTACCCTGTAACCACAGACTTCGCTGCCTTGTCAGAAACAGTCACCAGTGGTCATAAGGTGTCAGGACGTGCCGGTACTAACAACGAAGAGTACATCAAAGCCCTGCTTAAAGCTCTTGGTGGACACGAACCGATAGTTTACAAGCCAATCTCTTGGAAGGACGTAGCTGAACAATGGCTCCCAGAACTGTAGTCTATACGATGTGCCACAACAACTGGGTCTACATGCAGAACCTGTTGCCACAGCTCACACATATGGCTGACAGGGTTATCGTGGTAGACGATTGTTCTACAGACGGGACTCAGGAGTGGTTGTTAAAGCAACGTAACGTGGATGTAGTCATCAGGAAGTTCGACAACAACTTCTCCAACCAACGTAACGCTGCTATGGAACACATAGACAACGGTGACTGGGTTCTTAGAGTTGACTCAGATGAGATACCAACCAGGTGGTTAGTAGAGAACATGAGATACATCGTACCGTATTACGAATCAGTCAAGTGCAATCGTACTAACATGCCTATATACCATATGATTAACTTCTGCATGTGTAAGGCAGAGGTTGGGTTCGAGCTAAGGTTGTTTAAGAAGAACGATACCTGCATCTACAAAGGTAAATGCCATGAACTCATGGACGGAGAGTTCGGTGATGGCTACACCCTACTCGAACTACCAGGATGGGGTGGCTTAACCCACTGGAAGTACGCAGACAGGCTTAAGATTTAGGAAACAGAAGAAGTATACCTACCAAACAACCTGTATGACGAAAGTGACTGGAGAAAGCGTCTAAGCGGTGAATCATCCTATTTGCTACCCTCAGTACGGTATGACATGGATGAGAGCCTTACAGGGCATCTAATAAGGAATAACCCCCATGTATGAAGACTTCTTAAGAGATAAGCGAGTTGCTTTGATAGGTCCAGCGTCTTCCACTGAGCTAATGAAGATCGGTGAGAAGATAGACTCCTACGACCTAGTAGCTAGGGTAGGCCATTACTACGACATAGTCCCTGAAGAAACGGGCACACGCACAGACATCCTTTGTGAGAACTTCTGGTACTGGGATGGCAAGACAGGTGTAGACGAGCAAGGACTGTACGATGCTTGGGTATCTCAGGGGCTTAAGTACGTGAACCATGTTTGGCCCAACAACCCTGGACTTAGCCGATTTAAAGACATAAACAAGGGTAGAGTTAAGATTCACATGCAACCAGACTCTCTCATAACGTCCATACGTAAGAGGGTTAGCAGCCCTACAAAGGGTATCTGTACGATGCTAGACTTCATAGAACAGCCTGTTAAGGAACTGTTCTTAGCTGGCTTCTCTTGCTCTAGGGGCTTCTATTACCGGCACAGCTACCTGAATAACAGGTTTCGAATGCCCCCAGGCGACCAAAAATACATAGACCCAAAAGAGTCCTCTCAAGACCTATCCAAATGGTGTATCAATGTAAACTCATGGCATCACCACTTAGATGAAGAGTTTAATATCATGAAGCAAGTTGCTTCAGATAAACGTGTTACCACCGATGAGTGGTTAGCTAAGATACTATGCGTATAGGGGTTCATATCCCATGTTACAAGCTGACCCACTTCCTACCCGCTGTACTCAAATCAGTTGCTTGGGTTGACCGTATTCTAGTAACAAACTCTACAACGCCCTGGGATGACGTTACCATACCAGACGATGATACAGAAGAGGTGTGTGGTAACTCAGGGCTAGACAACTTAGAACTACTAAAAGGTAGCTGGTCTCAGGACTCAGAGCATGTGCAAAGAAACATAGCTTCTAGGGTGTTAGCAGACTGTGATCGTATCTTTTTATTTGACTCTGATGAAATAATGATATTAGGAGACCAGAAACTCTTATTGGAGTTTGCTTTGGAGCATGATGAGGTCGATGCGATTGGGGTTAATACGATACCCTACTTTCACGACTTAGAGCATGTAGCTAGATATGACGAAGGTAATACTCCAATAGCCATTATGAAGCCTGGAACTGGATTTAGTGTTACTAGGTGTACTACTGGCTCGTTTATGTATAACGATAAATTTAATATTCATCATTTTAAGTTTCTGCAACCTGTCAAGGACATTGGCTGGCGTATCAAAGCCAAGCACGTAGACCAACAACGCCCATTCAGAGGCGTAATCCCTTGTCCTAAGAACATAGAACTAGAAGCATTTATGAAATCATGTGGCTATGACAACTTTCACTCAGAGGTTAGCGAGACAGGAATCCAATCAGCATGAATAGGACATTTAATACACTCAAATCTAATGTAGGTAAGATGATAGGTGACTCGTCTACAAGTATGCTGGCGTTGATAGCAGGATTCATTAATGACAGAGCTACTGAAATCTATAGACGATGTAGTCTACTTGACGTTAACCGTGGTGACTACTCCTTCAGCGTGACGGCAGGAACAGAAGACTACCCCCTCCCATCAGACTTCGGTAAAGAACTAACGGTAGTAGATAAGACCAACAGCCGTCTGTTATCTCGTATTGACGTTCAAGAAAACGTTGAATACAACTACGCCAGACTAGACACAACTGGCACAGTAGATGGCTATCTTATTATGGATAAGACAGTTAGGGCACAACCTAGTGCCGCTTCACAGCTATCTATCACATCAGCATCCGCATCAGACACAACAGAGACCGTATACATAAAAGGCCTAGACACAAACGGTTACGAGACTTTCGAGACCCAGACCTTAACAGGAACCTCTGCAGTAACTTCTACTTATACATATACACGTATATTACTTATATCTAAGTCTGCTGAAACGGTTGGTGCTGTAACCATCACATCAAACGCTGCAGCAGTAACAAACGCCATCATGTCCAGAGAGATGTTAGAACATAGGGTTAAAGTCTTAAGACTGGTTAGCGTACCCGACTCAGGTATCACGGTAGAGATGAACTACATCCAACGCATACTGCCGATGTCACAAGACTACGACTACCCAATCATAGACTGTGGTGAAGTCCTAGAAGCTGGTGCAACTGCCGATGCTTGGAGATTTAAACGTCAGTTCGGTAAAGCAGCCGACTTGGACGTAATCTTCGAAAAGAGACTTGCTAATCTTCAATTCGATTATGAATCACAGCCTAATAAGGTCCAGTTATTCAAACCCAGAGTTAGTAGAGAATATAGCGGTAACGTAGATGATTGCCGTAGATACGGGGTATTCTAAAATTGCCAAGACGTAGAACGATATTCCCAAGAAGAGAGGTAGCACCTAGAACGTTCGTAGGTATAGACGATACTAGGAAGGCTATTCTTAGACGGCTTATCACTGGTATGAACAACCGCCAGCATCCAAGCATCTTGTCTGAGGAAGAGGCTCAGAACCTCCGTAACGTTGATCTGACGGTCCCTGGAGAGCGTAAATGCAGACCTGGGATAGATGAATTAGAAGACCTTAGCAACAACGCTATAACGGGTATATTCGACTACGATCCCCAAGGGTACACTGAAAATTTACTTGTTACCGAAGGTACAAACATAAACCGCTGGACTGGCACAGGTGCCTTTACCAAGGCTTTTAAGTCTGATTTCACGACAAACCTCCCAACAACAATGATTAAAGCTTATAAGAGTGGGGTGGGTGATGTTACTTTTGTATCTAATGGAACAGACAATGTATTTGAAATGTCTCCTGATTATAGTTTTGACGATCTCGGCGATACTAATACATCGCCACCTTTAACAACCGTAATGACCTCATACCGAAGCAGGGTATGGACTCTCAAAGAAGATGAATTGTCCTTTTCAGATGCATCACCAAGTGATTACTCTACAGCATTTGACCGCACTACCAACGTCTACAGAATGCCTGTAGGGGCAGAAAGAGCCCTAGCAGGAACAAGAGACTTCGGACTACTGATTGTAGGAAAAGATGAAGTGTGGTCACTCAACCCATCTGTAACACCAGTAGCTACCGACAAGTCAGAGAAGATTTCAGACTACGGTTGTGCTTCTGGAAAAACGTTTATTGAGGTTGGAGATGACTTCGTATATCTAGCCTTTGATGGTGTCCGTGGCTTAAGGCGTACTGAACAAGACAAACTACAGTATGGTACATCACTACCGATTAGCTACAAACTAAAGACTGAGTTCGAAAACATTAACTGGGCTCACATAACAAAAGCTTGCTCAGTCTACTGGGACAATAAATATTTTATATCTCTACCGACAGGATCAGCTACATACAACAATCAAGTGTGGGTGTATTACCCATCAACACAAGGCTGGTCAGTGTTTACTGGATGGAACATATCATCTTGGGCAAAGTTTAAGGTTAGTGGAGAAGAGAGACTCTACTGTGGTGATGCAGTGGATGGCACTGTCTACAGAGCATGGGAAGGTTCCTCTGACGATGGTACAGCCATTGAGATGATTGAAGAGGGTAGACAAGAAGACCTTGGACAGCCACTCCTAAAGAAGTACGGTGGAGAACTAAAGGTAGTAGCTAAACCAGCAGGTGACTATGACGTTGACGTGTACGGAGCCTTCGATGGTGGTGCATACAACAAGCTAGGTGAACTCAACGTAGGCTCTAATCTAGTCACGTTTCCAGTAACGTTCCCAGTGGCTTTCTTTCCTGGGCAAACAGTCTTTGAGAAGTTCCCATTAGATTCTTATGGTGAATGGTACTACTTCAACTACAAACTAGAACATAATGCAGTAACAACTAACGCAGACGATATAACGATTTACGAAACCTCTCTTACGGCATTCCCGCAAGAGTACGACTCAGAGGAGCAAGTCTAATGGCTGACATTTCTATTTCAAGAGGCAACACACTACCAGATTCTTCGGCAAAGGCCGACTTCCACAACCTGATAGATGATTCAACACTATCGTTGTCTGAGATCGTCAACGCTGACATTAACACTAACGCAGCTATAGCTAACTCAAAGCTTAACCTAGCCTCTGTAGCTCAGTCTGTGGCTATGACATCCAAACAGCTCTTAACAGCCAAGGGCGCTGATGTAGCCTCTAATACGTCCATCACGTTGGGTACAGACGGTAACTGCTTCGACATTACAGGCACGACAACCATTCAAACAGTAGCCGTGAAGCAAGCTGGATCTGTGGTGTATCTTCATTTTGACGGCATTGTTACACTCACTGACTCTACTGGGAATCTTGAGCTTGGTGGTTCTGACTTAACAGTAGCCGCAGGAGATGAAGTAACCCTCAAGTGTGATGGGACCGACTGGCACCTTGTCGCAGCGTCTACAAGTCTAACTACTCAAGACTACCAGTTCATATCTAGGACGGTACTTTCGAATGATACTTCGCTAGACTTCACTGATTTTAGTGATACCGGATTTGACTACCTATTCAGTTTTCAGGGACTATTAGCTCAGAACGATGGAGTATCGTTTGTAGTACAGACAAGCCCTGATACTGGAGGAAGTCCAACATTCGATGTTACTGGCGGTGACTACAGTGATGCTGTTGGAGACGCTTCCACTTCGGTACGAGTATCGGCTTCGGCTAATATAGGTAATGCTGCAAATGAAACTGGTATATTTGATATCTGGGTACACAACCCAAAAGATATTAACTACACATTTGTATCAACTAATTTCAATTATAGAACTGAGTCCGGGTCTGCAGCACAGTATATATATGGCGGTCATAGGAAATCGGCTGCTGTTGTAAATGCTATCAGATTTAAGATGGACGCAGGAAACCTAGTAAGTGGTGCATGTAACGTATTCAGAAGGAAATTATCATAATGGCTAATAGACGAGTTGTTAACGTAAACACAGGTATTGCAAAGCGTGTACCTCTTACACAACAGGAAGAGACTACTAAGTCTACAGAAGAACAAAAAGCTTCTCAGAGTAAGATCATAAGCAAAGCAGAAGAGACAGCACTTCTCGATAAGCTAAAACTCGACAAGTCTGAAATCAAAGTATTGAGTCGTCTTATACAAGGCTAAATGACAAAAGAGATCGTAGACTTCATATTGCAATACAAGCTGTACGACAGGTCAGAGCTAACACGTGCTATTAACAGGCATATCGAGTTCGAGACCATAACCACCCTAAAGGACGATAACGGTATATTAGCCGTAATGCGCTTTAACGTCACTGGTGAGTGTGTACACATACTAGAGTTACTGGTACGCCCAGATATGGAACAGAAACATGCCATTAAGTGGATTACCGCAAAGACATGGCATAAGTACCCATATACTAAGCTTTTTCAAGTTTAATCGAGCCTCTAAATACCCGAACAGGCCACAACGGGCTTACAAGATAACCAAGTTATTGAAAGGATAATACAATGGGCGGCGATTCTATAGAAATGAACCAACCAGAAATGCCTAATGCTCCAACCACGGCGTTTAACATGGATGATTACATAGCTAATTACCCAAAGATGATGGAGCTGCAACAGCAATATAACCCTCAGTCTGCTGGACTTGCATTTGATATAGCGAATCAGTACGCTCCTCAGTATGCTGGACTACAAAAGAAGATTAACGAACAGACATCTCCTGAAACGGCGGCACTACAAGAGAACCTTGCAGGAATCGCTAACGAGGGCATGAATGCTGGCGTACCACAAGCCATGCAAGACGCTTACCGTAGCGAACTAAGGGCTAACGTAGGGCCAAACGCAGGTTCTGGGATAGCTGGTGACTACCTTTCACGCAATATGATTAACCAGGGCGAAGACTACCGTAAATACTACCAAAGCCTTGGCCTATCACTTGCTGGCAGACAACCCCTAGCACAGTACCAAAACCCGTCCTACAGTGACGCTGGTGCTGGCTTTAACTATGGTGCAGTAGCTGGGAACAACCAAGCTAACTACGCAACTGCCTCTGGTTTATACGGCAATTTATACAATACGAACTCGCAATGGTCGCAAGCCAATGCTCGGTTGCCTTTTGAGGCTGCTGGTATGTTGATGGGCGGCGCATCTGGATTCATGGGACCAAAATAGGAGTAGCGATGGCAAACGAAATAGTAGACCCAGCATCATTAATTAAAGATCAAGTAGAGACCCCAAATCAAAGCCTTATGTCTAAGATAAACTGGCGAGGTGGTTTTGCTGCTCTTGGCGAAGGTCTTACGTCTATGGGTGGGAATCGTGTGCCCTACTATACTAACTACCTTGCGTCACAGAGTAAACGTGGTGATATCGAAAAAGCTATTCAGATAG